AAGCTGAGGAAACGAACTTTCAAGGAATTTTTTACCAGCAAATTTAGCAAGGTCGCTAGTCAACGCACTAGTTACAGTTGATGTAATACCCATATTAGAATCCTATCTCTTTGGAAATTTTTCCTGCAGGATCGTGAACTCTATATGATCTCTGTATGTTTTGATCGTGCATAGCAGATGGATTTTTAGTTTTATTTAATTTTGACATTCTTGATGGAGGTAGAGTAAGCTGTGGATCTCTCTGTTGCTGTTGAATAGCAGCTTTAGCTGATTCTCTTGGTAATCTTGGTTCTTGTTTCTTTGATCTAGGCATAGCTCCAGGAGTTGGTTTAATATTTTCTTGTGGTTTTCTATTAATACTATCAGGAATTACTTGATCAGTTACAATTCCTCCAAGACCGAATGGTGTAAACGCACTAGCAGCATCTCCTATCATTCCTTTATAATTACCGTTCCATGCATTTCTTGCTGCACTTAAACCACTTAAAACGTTACCAACAATCGGTGTGTGTCTAGCAGCAATTCCAGCAACACCACGTGCAGCATCGAGTGGATCTATCTTAGGGGTTCCCTCAGCAAATGCTCTAAATCCAGTATCTCTAAGTTCAGAGATATGTTGTCTTTGCTGTTGTATCGGATCTGGTGAAGTTTGTGGCTCACCGCCTGGCGCTGCTGGTGCACCTGGAGTTACAGGAGCTGCTGCTCCATCTTCCTTTTTTATGTCCTTGAAAAATTTATCTATATTTGCTTTTGATTTAGCAATATCCTGTTCGGCATTTTTACCTCTTTCGAAGTTTTCATAAAATGCTCTATTTTTTTCATCTAGTGTATGGTTTGGATTGTTTAGAAATTCTCTTAGTGTTTCTCTTGTGCCCTTAACACGTATTTCATTTAATCTCTTACCTAGATACGTAAGCTGATGATCAATATTATGAATGTCGCTTCCACGTGGCATCGTTTTATCAAAATTTGCACCTTCGCCACCTAAACGATTGTACTGCCATAACCCATGACTATCGTCACGTGTTTGTGGGTTATTGTTATGGGAAGCTGGATTTAAACCAGACTCACGCATAGCATTACCAAGTAATACTTTAGCCATATCACCAGAGTCAGACCACGAAGTAACTTTTGTTATAACTTCTTGTTGTGAAACTGATGGCGGAGCTTTTTGTGAAGCTTCGGTTAATGCAGTTGATCCAGGAGAACCTTGTGGACCGCCCTGAGTACCTCCAGGTGTTTGTGTTCCTGCTCCAGCTGTTGATGGCGTTGAACTACTGCTACCTGATGGACCAGAACTAGAGCCGCCTGATCCTCCTCCGGGCGACGTAGAAGAACCAGCTCCAGCACCAGATCCAGGTGTTGTTGAACTACCTGAAGAAGGAGGCGTTGATCCTCCTCCAGGAACAGCTGGAGTAGCTCCTTGTGATTCTCTGTTATTTTGATTATCGTTTTTAATAGCTTCTACAGATTTAGCATCAAGAGTGAATTTTTGTGTATCAAAAGTTATCTTACTGCTCTTGAAGAGCATGTCATCTGATTCTACACTTACATGATTATTTTTTTCTAACGTGTTTTCTTTAGCAGCTGTAATATTTTTAGTTTGATTTAATTCTGCTAATGCATTACGTGGCGCTACTGGTCCTTGTGGTGTAACTGGTGGTGTTCCTGCTGCATATGCTCTTGTTGCATTTGGTGTTACTGGAGCAGCATTATTAATTTTTTTTCCATTTTTATCAATAGGTGCTGGAGAAGCGTGTAGAACCTGCTCTTTATTATCCCACCATCTACCATCTTTAAGAACGATAATATCACCTTTGATATAATCAATTAAAGATCGAGCTTCGGATTCTGTTTTAGCTAAACCATTCTTTATTAGGAAATCTACTGGAGAAATTTTTTGTCTAGAAACATCAATGTTTGGATTAGCTTGTTGTTCTGCTTCTGGACCATTGATAGTTTCTGCTCTTTTAGAACCAGAAGATATTGTCCTATCAAATACATCTGCTCCTTCTGGGTTAGCATCTTGCGCTAATCTACGATGTATTCCGAGTCCTAAAAGAACGCCACCAACAGCCAAAGGAAGAGCTGCAGCTCCAAGCGCACTAGCACCTGTTTCGGCAGCAAGTAATCCACCACCAATACTAGGCATTCCACCTTTTAATATCAACAACCATTTGATTTGACTTAAAGTTGAAGATATTTCACTAAGTAGAGTTGTTATTCTTTCTTCATTAGACAATGATTGACGTATTAAATACGACGAATCTTTCATCAAAGTATTAGTAAGATCTAACCCTGCTTTAATGTCAGCCTGTGTTCTTTTATCTTCTGACGATTTATTATCAGCTTTAGTTTTGTTTTCTTGATCGTCTAAATTTTTATTTCTGTTTTTTTTCTTATATGCTTGATACTCTTGATGTAAATTATAAAGATCGGGAAAAGAACTCTGTAGAAATTTTCTTCCTGCAAACTTAGCAAAAGGTTTTGAATTTCTACGAACAGCTCCAGCCGCTCTTCTAACTAATCCAGGTTTTTCATTTTGTGTTGTTTCTGGAGGCGTTTCAGAAACGGTAGATGGTTGTGTAGATTCTATCTCTGATGTTGCTACTGGTTCTTCGGCTGGAGGCGGAGGTGGAGGTGGAGTAACAGGCGTAGGAGTAGGTTGAATGGGTCTACGAGTTTGACGCTGACGAACTGGCTTTGGTGTCTTTTTACCATAATTAGGATCGTACTCATTTAGAAATGGCTTTATTTTTGCTAGTTGAACTGGCGTTTGAATAGCGCCAGTTTGATCAACAACTTCTCCTTTTTCATTATAAAAGTATTGTTGACCAGCAAAAGCTCCGCCAAGTTTTGGTGTGGCTTCTTGTAGTTTCGGAGCTTTTGGTTTTTTTGCCATTACCTTTTATTACGCCTTTTGTTTATTTTCTAGTTCTTTTAAATACGCTATCAACATATCGACGTAAATATCCCTCTCGAATGGGATAAGGTTTTCAACCTCACTAATAGAGTATTTATGATGCTGAACCAGTGCAAAAACAGTTTTATAATAACTCTCTAGCGTATTATGATTCAGCGCAATGTAAAAAAATCAGTTAACGAAGTCAGTACGATTTCTCTGTCTTTACCATTTTCATTCTTATACTCTATCTTATAATACAGACTCGGAATATTCTGCATAAAATCACGGATTTTTTCAAAGCTCTTAATGTCTAAGAGCTCTACGAATTCCATAAGATCTTTATTTTCAAAATCTTTAGAGTCATATACATTCTCTTCATCATAAATTTTATCGATGCATCTTACAATAAGCTGATAAGAGGATTCCTCACCGACGGTAGCAAGGAACTCTTTATCGTTATAAAGATTTGATGATGGGTAAGCCATAATAATACCAGCTTTATCGTTGATGGCAATTTTCGCATCAGAGTTTTCTGGATACTTTATTTCTACTTGATTGAGCGATATATTAAAATCGTATATTTTATCGTCTTCGAAATCTCGATAAGATACTTTAACAATATCACCGATTGATATGGCTCTAAGTTTAAGGAATACGTATTCAAGAGCAAATAGAGGAATTCTATCCACATCAAACTTATCGTCTAAACAACAGTTATTGATTACCTGTTTAATAGAGCTGAGGATGTCTGTTTCATCTTCACTTGCCTTAGCCATAAGAAGAATTTTCTCTTCTTTCACCAACATTGGTCTGAACATATACTCTTTGTTCGTTGGTGGAATTTTTATAATTGTAGTTGGATATTGAATTTTCGGAAGTGCCATAATTTACCTCACTTGTTAATAATTAAATTTGTAATGATGCGTTACCGCCTGGATTGCCTTGAGAACCAGCTGTAGTTGAAAGTCTCGTGCCTTCGAAAGACCATTCACGGAAAGTCAAAGTTGTAGTAAGTTTTAATAGGTCATTATTATCACCCCAACCTATACTAGTATCGTTTATAGAAAGCGGATAAGCTTTGTATAATGTATATACCAAAGATTTATTTCCTGCCTGATCATAGACGGTTATATTAAAAATTGTAGAATAATTATCTTTATATTCTGTTGTGTAATAAGGTCTCTGCGCTCCCATAACAGGATTAGGACTGTCGTGTCCGTTTACAGAAAAAATATAATTGATCCACGAATACCAAAAATTATAAGTCAAACCAAAACGATCACAAAGAAATGTTAAAGTTATGTCTGTATAATTTCCAGTATACGGCATTTTTTCAATAACACCAAGTCCGTATCTATTAGAATCAACCGTTCTTAAAGCAACACCTGGTAGTACAGCATTCGTACAACGAAAACTTAAATCTTTTACTATATCATTAAAAGTAATATTTGTATTATTAATTGTATTTAAAAGAAAATTTTGCTGTTGTCCTTGATCATTCAAACCAAACGACATGTTAATGTCATACTTGTTTGTTTGGATTAATCCATTTTTAGCTATGTTACTTTTAAATGTTTCTACGTTAAATGCCATTATCTTACCATTGCTGTTGAATCTTTAAAGACCTGTGACTTGGAAGCTCCGACGAATCTTTCAGTTGGTAACATCAATGCAATATTCCATTCATTCGGGGCAATATAAACGAATGGTGATTTAACATGACTAAACAAATACTTTTTCAAACATGGCTCGAAATACTTAAATTTCGATGCACTTTTTAATATCTGATACGACACCACGAGCTGTGTTGTTTTATTATACTTCTTATTATTTATGGTCGCCATCAGAGCGTCCATAAGCTTTGCTCTAAGTAGCGGTGGTAGATAGTGAAGGTTTATACCAAGGAAACTATCGCTATACATCTCTACTGGAAATATCAGAGGGTAGTTGTCGTAGTATGGTAGGATATCTTTATGTTTAGGATCGTAGCTGAACATATACATCTTGCCGATAGAGTTTTCTGTAATACCAGTAAGACGTTTAAATGCACCAGCATCGTCAATAAGAGACTGAGGGTCAACACCTTTTATCTGTAAAGCTTGTTTACGTAGCCAGTCAATAGCCTGTTTAGTAGTAGGGCTTTTGCTTCCCGACTTTTGACTGTCCTGTAATATCTCTTGAAAAAGTTTTGTCATTAAAAGTTGATACCTAGTTCTCTCTCAGTAAATATTTTAAACGCCCAACCACGATCGATACAGTATTCAGTAGCAGCTTTCCACTTAGCTTCATTGACTCCCCAAGTCATTACAGACTGAACATAAGCTCTGGTTTTTTTACCTTCTTTAAGAACAGGTGGGCGTGTTTGAGCTGCTGGCTTGACCTCGATAAGCGTTGTTTCTTTCACTCCATCCTTATTTATTGATGTAACTAGAAAGTCAACAAAGTATCTATGAAGCCTACCATCTATCGGTGAACGATAAGGAATGACTACTTCTTCAGAGCTCCAGCCGACAACTCCTGTATGAGTGTCTAAATACGACATCATTTTTAGTTCCCAAGAACTCCTATAAATAATATTACGTGGATCTCCACGATATTTTTGAGGGTTTCGTGGTTTGAAATAGCCTTTGTATGTTTTCATGGGAACCAATAAATAGTAAAAATATATTTATATAGGAACTTAAATGGCGATAATACCTGCTGCGCTTTCACCTTCTGGTCCTGTTCCAGTAACTGGAACGGCAAATATACAAACTATACAAACACCTAATACAGGAATACCAAGTTTGTGTTTTCCTCGTGATTTAGGAACGCCTCCATTTAACTATTGGATGTCATTAAGTTTTTACAAATATCAAAGACCAACTGTAACTAATATAATTGATATAATAAAAGGTATTCAAAATACAGGTATTCTTGATGATAATGGGACAATAAGATTACCTATACCAAATTCATTAGTTGATCATCAAGATGAAGAATATTCTAGTGAAAATTATGGTATAGTAGCTGGAGCAGCAGCAAACCTTTTAGCGGCTGCTGGTCAAACAGCTAATCCATTTCTAGCAATAATGTATAGATCCCCTGCTTTTAAAACACATAATTTTATGTGGAG